AGTAGGGGGACTCCCTTTTTTTATATACAAGCTCCCCCAAGCCTACCCACAACAATATATTCTATCGCAACCAATTCATAAAACAACCACACCATAATATATTCCAACGCAATCAAAACATATACAATCCCAATTTCAAAATATATTTCATCTTCTTAACTTCACAACAACACCATAGTTTAATACCTACCAATTATATACCAAACAATTTTAAAGATATATTCTTCTTCTTCAATCCACAATAGAAAAAACTCAATCAAACAAAGGGATTATACTATCCTTCATTCCTTATATATTTTCCTGAACCTATTGCAATCCCGATCCATATGTGCTATACTATAGTCACGGTAAGGGAAATCCAAACCGAATATCAATGAAATGGTAGGTAAATGAAATGAAATTAGTCAAAATGTGGCAACTTTTTGCAAAACCGCATGAAGAAATTACAGCTTGCTATGCAAAAATTCTTAGCAATTATAAACCGCTTAAATGTCGGTGTATGGCTGTAAAGCATGATGAGGAAATTATGCTTTATCATAGTCCAAAAGAGTGTGTCTGTGCTGATGATGGCACGGAATACAACGTGAAAAACGTAACAATGATGACGGAAGATGATAACTACTTCATTATTTATGTTGAAGTGAAATAATATAATAGGTGGGGCGGGTGGGAATAACGAAAGGACGAAAAAATGATTTATTTTGTAAATGCACAAACGAAAGATGAACGGATTGAATACGATGATATTGCAAATCGTGTTTTTGGCAAAAAAGAATTGCCTGTTGATTTGAATGACATAGCGGAGGAAATTGTTAATGCGAAATGGGATACATTTTACGCAATGACAGATGACAAGCGGTCGGGAATATATAAAGTTGGTGATCCGCAAGATGCGGCATGTAATTTGCTTGTGGCGTTGGTAGACGTAACGTCATTGCATTATGCGGCAATTAACTCAATGGCTCGCGGATACGTTTCTCGAAAACGACTTGGTGTAATCGTTCCGTATAATGGGCGATATGGGATCGGCTATAAATGGTTTACGCCCTGTCGAATATCAACCCAGTATAAATTAGTATCATATCTTGTATTTTGAAATCCTTCTGATGAGCCTTGCGGGAACAAGGCGAAACGTACTGTTAAACAGTACGTCAAGGAAACCGAAAAAATACAATAAATGGTTTTCTAAGAAAGGAAAAAATTATGAACGAAATTATTACAACCAACACAAAGAAAAATGAGATCCTTGACGGTATCAACACAGCAACCGCGTCAATATACAGTTCGTTTGTTGCGGAAACCAACAACGATAAAGCGAAATTGTATAACGCATTGAATTCGCCTGAAGTTCGAATCGCCGATCACATTGGCAAGGAAATTAATGTAAAAGATGTTATCATTGAGCCTGTTGAAATAGTTGACGAAAAAACAGGCGAAGTGCGTACAACGCCGCGCGTAACGCTGATTGATGTAAACGGTCATACTTATACCGCCACTTCATACGGAATATATAATTCTCTGAAGCGAATTTTCGGCTTGTACGGTTCGCCCACATGGGAAGAAGGTATACCTGTTCGCGTTCGGCAAATTACAAACGGCGCGAATCGAATTTTCACTTTGGATATTGTTACAAAATAATATCTAAAACAGGGAATGCAATATATCAATAAAATGGTTCACGCACTATAACCGATGATTTATAGTGCGTGAAAATTTAAAGAGGTGATATAAGAATGACAAAACAGGATGAGCTGTTGCGAAAAGCGGTAAAAAATTTTAATGCGAAGATAAAGAGGCTTGAAAAGAAAGCCCAACTGTCAGCGGAATATATTCCTATTCCGCAAAAAGTATATGTTTCAAAAATAAAAAACAGCGGCGCAAACATTGAAAGTATAATTTCGGAATTGCAAGCATTTACAGCAAAGCCGAAAGCCGCTGTTGATACCGAATTAAAGAAAATGGTAAAAGCCTACAACGAAAAAGCAAAAAGGTTTGAAAAGCGGGGTTTTAAAGTCGATAAATTATTATATTCAAAATTGAAAGATAGTCCCGATGTTGCAGATACAAAGGCTGTAATAAAAGAATTTATGGAAGGGGGATATAAAACAGTAAAAACGGAAAAGGGCGTTGAATTGCCCGATGCAATATATAGGAAGGCGAAAAAACAGTTAGATATCATAAATGAACGCCGAGCGAAACAACGCGCAAGAGTGGGCGGAATTGAGCGGGGTAATTTAGCGCAAATGGGCCGAATGCGTGATGTTAATTTGTTGCCGAAACAGGATATTGATCAAATCAGTATGCGCGATATGCCGTCATATTTGCGGTCGCTTGATACACAAACTCAGCCGAATTATCTTGAAAGAAAAAATGTGCAATACAGGAATAATTACATTTCAATGTTAAATAATTTATTTGACAGCAACGATCCGAGATTGAGAGAAATAATAAACAAAATACATTCGATTAATATTGACGACTTCATTAATGCAAGTTTGGGCTCTGATTATTTGTTTATTTTGTTTTATCGTGATCCCGTTGAGCGTGAAAATCAAAGGGAAATTATTTACGATAATATCACGAGGTTATAAAATGTATGTTGCCGACTTTGAAACAACAACGAACGCGGATGATTGCAGAGTGTGGGCATGGGGATTATGTGAAATAGGTAATATTTCAAACTTTATTTATGGAAATAATATAATTTCGTTTTTTGAAAAGATGAAAGAATTATCAAAACAGCAGGAAACAATATATTTTCATAACTTAAAATTTGATGGTGAATTTATAATTTATCATTTATTAAAAAGTGGGTGGTGTCATATAACGGATGAAGATAAGCGGCCGAATACATTTCAGACACTTATAAGCGACAAGGGAATATTCTATTCAATTACAACGTATTTTAAGATTCTAAAAAAGAAAAACCATAAAATAACTTTTTTAGATTCTTTAAAGCTTTTGCCGTTTAAGGTGGCGGAAATTGCAAAAGCCTTTAATTTACCAATACAAAAAGAAGAAATTGACTATACGGCGGATCGTGAAATTGGGCATGAATTAACAATTGATGAGATACATTATTTGCGTAATGACTGTCAAATTGTGGCGCAAGCTTTAGAAATATTATTTCATCAAGGTTTAACAAAGAACACAACGGCAAGTAACGCAATGACAAATTACAAAGAAATAATAACAAAAAAATGTTTTTCAAGGTGGTTTCCCGAACCCGATTACGATGCTGATGTTAGACAATGCTATCGCGGCGGCTTTACATATGCAAACCCGCGTTTTACTCATAAAATAGTTGGAAACGGAATTGTATTAGATGTTAACTCTTTATATCCTTCTGTTATGTATTATTGCAATTTACCGTACGGAGATCCAATATATTATGATGGTAATTATGAAAAAGATGATTTATATGATTTATATGTTCAAATGATACGATGCAATTTCAAATTAAAGAAAAATTGTATTCCTACAATTCAGCTAAAAAACAGCACCGCATTCAATCCAACTGAATATATAATTGACAGTAACGGTGAAGATGTTACATTATGTTTAACTTCCGTTGATATGGAATTGTTTCAAGCGCATTATGAAATTTATAACATAGAATATATCGGCGGTTGGAAATGGAAAAGTTCAAATATAATGTTTCGTTCATATATAGATAAATGGTATGCTGTAAAAGAACAAGCAACGATTGAAGGTAATAAACCATTGAGAACTATTGCAAAATTGATGTTAAATTCTCTATACGGAAAATTCGGCATGAATCCGAATGTACGTTCAAAGATTCCTGTAATTGATCCGCTGAATGACAATGTACGATATTTATTCGGCGAATGGGAACAGCGCAAGCCAATTTATATTCCGATTGCGGCATTTATAACCGCATGGGCAAGATATAAAACAATTTCAAGCGCGCAAAAAGTATTTCACCGTTTTTTATATGCGGATACTGATTCATTGCATTTATTAGGAAATGACATTCCAGAAGAATTGGAAATTGATGATGTAAAGCTTGGAGCATGGAAACATGAATCGAGTTTTACAAGAGCTAAATTTTTAAGAGCTAAAACATATATTGAAGAAATTGAAGGTAAACTAAATGTAACATGCGCGGGAATGCCCGCCAATTTACATTCACAAGTTACTTTTGAAAATTTTACGGAAGGTGCAAAATACGGCGGAAAATTGCGGCCCGTACATACAGCAGGCGGAATTGTGCTTGATGAAACAGAATTTACAGTGCGAAAGGGATAAAAAATGTATTACGAAATAGGGAAAGCATTGAGTTATAATTGTTTATTTAATTTTATCGTTGGTATGCGCGGTGTAGGCAAAACATATGCTTTTAAACGATGGGCAATACAGGATTTTTTAAAAAATAAAAATGAGTTTATATACATTCGGCGGTATAAAACGGAGGTGACGGCGCAAAGGTTAAAATCGTTTTTTGACGATATACAACCAGAGTTCCCGAACGTCGCATTTAAAGTGAAAGGAAATATGTTTTATATCAATGATGAGTATGCAGGACAGGCGCAAGCCTTATCAACAGGCAAGATCCTAAAATCAATTCCTTTTCCGAAGGTAAGTAAAATATGTTTTGATGAATTCATTCTTGATAAAGGTGTATATCACTATTTGCAAGATGAAGTAACAAACTTTTTAGAATTGTATTCAACAATTGCACGATTGCGGGATGTTGTAGTTTTCTTTTTGTCCAATGCGTATACAATTTCTAATCCGTATTTTGACTATTTTAATATTGTGCCGCCGTACGGAAACAAAACAATAAAACGTATTAATAATGAAATATTGGTAGAGGTAATAAAGAACGAAGAATATACAAATGCGGCAATGAAAACACGTTTCGGCTCAATCATAAACGGCACTGCATACGGTAAATATAATATGGAAAACGATTTTTTGAGGGATAATAAAAATTTCGTTCAAAAGAAAACCCAAAGTGCGAAATATTATTTCACAATATTATATATGAATAATAATTACGGAATATGGGTAGATTATAAAGAAGGGTTAATTTTTATATCCCGTGATATTGATGAAAGCTGTTTAGTAAAATATGCGCTGACAAATTCGGATCTGCAACCCAATATGTTATTAGCGGTTCGAAAGTCAATATGTTTGCAGACTTTACGAAACATGTATAATGTCGGCGCGGTTCGGTATGAATCCGTAAAAATCAAAAATGAGTTTTCGAACGCATTTAAATTAATACGTGCTTGACAAAAATAAACTTATATGTTACAATAATTTTGCGGGGAACATGTTTAAAATAACGTTGCGGGTTCAGAGCGTAACGGGTGAAACCGACTGAACCGCTGAATAGGTCTTACAAACTAACGTTAAACAGTTCCCTTGCAATTATAGTAAAAAAGGAGTTTACATTTTATGGAGCAATGGGTTCAGATCATATCAACATACGGGGTATCGATTGCGGCGATGATAGCACTTGCGGTTTACATTGTTAAAAAAGACAAAGAAAATCAAGCAGTTATCAACGAAATTATGAACGAACATAAAAGTGAGGTTAATGACCTTAGGAAAACGATTGAAAATAATACACTGATTGTGACAAAACTTTATGAGAGGTTGAGCAATGAAAAGTAGTGAAGATTTTGTAAAATATCTTTTCAAGCGTTTGCCGAAGAATAAACTATTGGCAGGCACTTATTATTGCGGCGTAACCGACAGCGAGATTGGAACAGTACCCGCACATTATTTGATGGGTACAACGGGACAAAAAGCAACGCAATGGCGACTTGATTATGCATATACTAAATATTATCAGTCAAATTATAGTAAAGCTGAGTTCGACAGTAAAACGCAAAAATGGATAACAGACAACGCATATTTGTATGACTGCAACGGCTTGATTGATGCATTTGTCGGACAGGATAACAACGCGGCGGGTAATTATACAAATTGGTGCGGTATCAAAGATGATGAGGCACTTGAGTATATTACCGAAAAGGGCGAGCTTGCGGCGGGTGCGTGCGTTTTTAAGCGCAATTCAAGCGGCAGTATTCACCATGTGGGATATGTAGTCGGACAAAACGCAAGCGGTGTTCCGCTTATTATTGAGGCAAAAAGTTTTGTCGATGGAATTATTATGTCTACTCTTAATGACGGTTGGAACGAATACGGTATTCCCAACAAAATACTTGTTTTTCCCGAAATTGAACGAACACGATTTAGGGTAACAAGTCCGATGCAACGCGGCGAAAAATTTGAGCTGATGCAAAGGGCCCTATCTGCAAATGGATACGACGTTGGCAAGATTGATGGCAAATGGGGCCCGAAGTCACAGGCGGGATTTGATGAGATGCTGTCGGTAAACGGTAAAACGGCAAAAGTAAAAGTACAAATAAACGGTGTAACCGTGCTGAATGGAGAATACTAATATGAAACGTAGCAAAGAAGAATTACTTCAATCTTTGAAGAGTTTTATCGGAGAGGATGAAAGCGAAAATGCAATAGCTTTTCTTGAGGATTTTTCCGATTCTTTCGCTGATAATTCGGAAGAATTGATAGAAGTCACAAACAAATATAATTCACTTAAGAAACGATATAAAGAACGTTTTTTCGGCGAAGGTGATGACAACGAAAAGCTTGCAGAAGACGAAACCGAAGAGGAAAAAAAGGAAATTAAAATAAAAGATTTGTTTACGGAGGAATAAACATATGCCTACAAGACCTAAAAATTATGTATTGACGAATGTATCTAAAGATGTTATCAACGGAATTATAAACGAAGGTTTTTCAACAAACTATAAGAATTATATTCCGTTCACTGCAACGGACGCTGATTCTATCCGCGCAATTGGTAAAATTATTATGGATAGTCCGAATTTGCGCAATGCGTTCGCAACGGATCTTATCAACCGAATTATCCTTGTTACAGTAACAAGTAAAATGTACAACAACCCTTGGGAAAGTCTCAAAAAGGGCGTGTTGTCGTTGGGCGAAACAATTGAAGAAATCTTTGTTAATATTGCAAATGCGGAACTTTATAATCCGAATATTTCAAGCGAAACGGTTTTTAAGCGGCGCATTCCCGATATTCGCGCCGCATTTCACATTGTAAACTATCAAGTGAAGTATCCCGCTACAATTTCAAATGAGGATTTGTCAGCGGCGTTTACAAGCGAAAACGGCCTGTATTCACTTATTGAAAAAATATACGAAAGTCTTGTCAGCGCAAGTAACTATGATGAATTTAATATTATGAAATACCTTATTGCACTGAATATTGTAAACGGCAATATTAAGGCAATTTCAGTTCCCGCAATTTCGACAGATGCCAATGTTAAATCCGTTGTTACTCAAATTAAGGCAACTTCCAATAAAATGAAGTTTATGACGGCAGATTACAATATTGCGGGTGTAAAAACGCATTCACAGCATGTAAATCAAACTGTTATTGTAACCGCCGATTTTGATGCGGCAATGGATGTAAACGTTTTGGCGGCGGCCTTTAATATGGATAAAGCCGAGTTTTTGTCTAAAAGACTTATGGTAGATTCGTTTGGCGATATTGACATAAATCGACTTGCACAGTGCGCGCCTGAAACATGCGAAAATATTACCTATGATGCAAATGGAAACGTAACAAGCGCAAAGATTAAGGGCATTACAGATTCTCAGCTTTCGGAGCTGGCAGAGATCCCCGCCGTCATTATCGATGATGATTTTATCCAGATATATGACCGACTGATTACAATGGAAGATATTAGAAATCCCGATGGATTGTATACTAATGCATTCCTTCATTGTTGGAAGATCATTAGTGTTTCGCCTTTTGCGCCTGCCGCAACTTTCAGCGACAGCGTGGCGGCGGTTAATAGCGTCACTATTTCGCCCGCAAGCGCAACGGTTGTTCCAAACAGCGAAATACAGTTTAACGCAAAAGTTAGCGGAACTGGATTCTTTAATAAAACTGTTACATGGACGCTTAAGGGTGCGAACTCAAGTAAGACATATGTGGACGTTCGCGGAACGGTATTTATCGGAGCCGACGAAACCGCAACAACACTGACGCTTAATGCCGATTCGAACGAAAATCCTTCAAAGGGAGCAACCGCAACAATTACTGTTTACAAAGGTAAATAAAATATTGTAAAGGAGAAAAGGCGGGCGATAGTAAACCTATTGTCCGCCGTAAAACAATGTTAGCACCAAGCCCAAATTCAAAAATACAATTATTTAATAATATAAACATTGATATTAATTATGAACACACACTTTATTTTGCGAGTGTATCCGCGCAAAATTCATTTTTTGCGCAATGGGTTGTATACAGCGCGGATAAAGCAATATATGTTCGGGAAAACGGGCGAATCCGCTTGCCGTTTACAGCCGATACATTGATCGGGTGTAATTATTTACGCTATCAAAATACAGGTTATTTAAACCGTTGGTTTTATGCTTTTATAAAGAACATATTTTATATAAATGATAACACATGTGAAATAGAATTTGAAATAGATGTTATCCAGTCCTTTAAACTGTATTGTGAAATTCCTGCATGTTGGATTGAGCGAAATCATGTTTATGAAGATTGGGTAGGCTCAAACCGTGTAGAGGAAAATATATCAATCGGCGAATACGTTGTTGACAGCGAAAGTAAAGCACCTTTCGGCCCAGACTGGAGCGTTATAATGTATTCTAGTTTTAATCCCGATACATATGAACCAACCGGCGGAAGTTTAGTAAAGGGTATGTATTCTGCACTATCACGGAAGGAAATAGGCATAATTCACATAACAAACGCGGGCGCGTCATGGTTACTGGATGCTACCGAAAAAATAAAAGATATTGTAGAAAACCATGCTGATAAAGTAGAAGGTGTCGTTTCACTCGCTCTTTCGCCGCGCGAATTGGAAGGCGAAACAACTGTACGAACTTGGGAAATAAAGCGAAATCCAAAATTTTTAGGGATGAATGTAAACAACAATAAGCTTTACACTGCTCCGTTTTACTGTTTGTATGTAACAACAGGTTCGGAAGGTAAAATATATGATTTTGATGACAGTACCACAGGTGACGGACTGGGTTCGATCACATTTCACCTTGAGAGCGATTTAGCACCAACACAAAGTGTATCGGCAATTCCGATTAATTATAAGGGCTCACCAGAGAATTACAGTGAAATGTCAATAATGACAGGGTTTCCGCAATGTGCATGGGTGAGCAATGCTTTTCAGTCCTATCTTGCCCAAAATGCGGGAAATTTAGTATTATCAAGTGCTTTAGCGGCGGGTCAAATTATTGGTGGTGCGGTAATTGCAGGCGGATCGGGCGGAGCGGCTTTACCATTGGGCGGGGGAATGATTGTAAGCGGTGCTATTTCCGTTGGGCATATCTTGGCCGATGTTGATAAAGCAAGCCGAATTCCTCCTAAAGTAAGCGGTAATATCACAGGTACAGCACTTTTTACACTTGGGGAAAAAGTGTTTCATGGTTTTATATTACGCCCGCGTGATGACTATGTAAAAATTATCGATGATTATTTTACGCATTACGGTTACGCGATCCATAAGGTTGAAACGCCTGCAATACATAATAGGGAAAATTTTACTTTTATACAAACTAAAGGTTGCGTTGTTCGAGCCAGCGCAAATAATGAGTATGATGCTTGCAATGCCGCCGCAAGAGCGAAAATTGCACAAATATTTGATAAAGGTATTACGTTTTGGGTGGACAATGCGAACGTTGGCAATTATAAAGTTCGTAATAAACCGTTGGAATAATGGGGGTTTAAAGTGATACGAAATAGTATGAGTATAACACAGCGTTTCCGAAAAGAGGCTGAACGCGAAAATATTGAATCGTATAATTTTTGGTTCAACCGCATTACGGAAATTGCAATGGCGGGTATTAAATATGAGAATTTGCCGCCGGAAATTGACGCAAGATTTATTGAATTGATATTGTGTTTTGACGGAAAAGCGCTGTTTTATTACGATGAGGATTTGGAAGAGTTCGTTGTTCTTCAATTTTACAGTAGTTCAACATTTGATATATACCGCGAGCCGTTTAAGCGTGTAGCATTTTCACCTGCTGTAAATTATCGTAATAAGAACCTAAGCAATGAAAATTCGGTTATAATATGGAATAATTCAACACGCTCAAATGAAATTTTGGCCTTGCGCTCATACGCAAAACGCATTTCAGAATGTGAACGGATTATCGATGTTAATGTAAAAGGCCAAAAAACACCGAAAATTATATTGACTGAAGATAGTCAACGGCTTACAATGGAGAACCTTTTCCGACAGTATGACGGCAATATACCCTTTATATTCGGCACAAAAGGGTTAAGCACTTTATCGGAAATAAATGTCCTTGATGTTACAACCCCCTATATCGCCGATAAATTACAGATACTAAAACGCCAAATTATCAGTGAGGCTTTAACGTATTTCGGAATAGATAACGCCAATACCGATAAAAAAGAACGATTAGTTTCTGATGAAGTTACCGCGAATTTCGGCGGCGTTGAGATTGCCCGCTTAACGCGATTGAAGGCACGCGAAGAAGCAGTAGCTAAAATCAATAAAATGTTTAACTTAAATATTAAAGTAAAGTTTGCCGAAATAGACCGAAAGAATGATGAGGTTATAAAAAATGAGTAATTATACGTCACAATTACGATATATTTGCGAAGTACAAAGCGGATTCACGCCCGCCGAATTAAACGAAAAAACAATAGATGAAATTATTACAGCGGCGCAACCGAAAATATTTAATTTTAGGTTTCCGATATATGATGAATCATATCGCAATGTTTTAGAACATGAAATACTTTTTCATTTTTATATGCGTGAAATCGGTGCTGAAACATACGGGTTGTTTAATTATTATCTTGCACGAAAACTCCGTGAAATTATGCCTTACTATAATCAACTTTATAAAAGTGCAATGTTGGAATTTAATCCGCTGAACGATGTTGATTATACGGAAGAGCACCACGGTTCGCAAGGCGGTGAAAAAAATACTGTAAACACAGGTAATTCATCGTCAACCATGAATGCTGAAAGCAGTCAAAATACAGTAGTCGACAATAATATAAACCGAAATAACACTGAAAATCAAAATATCACTGACAATGGAAAAGCAACGAACACAGCAACAGCAACGGCGTCAACAACTGAAAATACAAACCGAAACACAAGCGCGGAATCAAATAACAGCGGCATTGACACGGACGCATACAGCGACACACCACAAACAAGTGTAAGCGGCGTTAACGGCATAAACGATAATTATTATTTAACAAATTATCGTAAAAAGTCAAATAATACCGCAAATAATAGCGAAACAAGGGAAAACGGAACAAATACCGCTGAAACAACCAGTAATAATATAAGCAACGGAACAAATGAAAACAAGCGCAATTCCAGTACAACGCAAGATTTAAACGAAGAAAATCACGGCGAAACGTACGGAAACGCAACAAGCCGAACGGAAAACACAGGCCGAACAACCGATAACGGAACAGAAAACTTCAATAATACTGATGAATATATAAATCACGTTATTGGAAAACGAAATTCTTCAACATTCAGCGCAATGTTACTTGAGTTTCGAGAAACAATTATAAATATTAATAAACAAATATTTGATGAGCTTGAAGTATGTTTCATGAATATATATTAATCGGAGGGTTATATAATGATTATTATAAAAGATAAAGAATTGGAAAAGGTTAATATTCCGCTTAATTCGGTTTATACTCCGGTCATTCCGTGCGTGCTTGACGGTAATTTATCGTTTTTGGAAATGGTATGGAAACTATTGTATCACATAAATGTTATCGTGGATGCTGTAAACGCAAACCACGGTGACATTGAGGATCTTGCACAGGCTATAAATGAGCTTATTATCGATAAATTATCTGTTATGTGGGTTGAAGTTGATGTTGCAGCAAAACCGATAAAAGCGAATAAAACTTTCGCTGAAATTGCAGAGGGAATGCGAAAGGGAATTGTTTTTCTTACAATAAAACAACTTGGCACAATAATTGCCGTTCCTATATTTGCAGGCGATAACGTTATATCCTTTTACTTTGTTAATAATAAAGATTCAACTACAATTCAAATTAAATCGGATGAGAGTATTAATATTGAAGAGTATACCTTTGCCGCTGAAAACCGCTCGGTTCGGTTTTCAAAAGATGTTACTTTCAATAATGTTGCTGATTTTAATCAGTTTACACAATTTCACGAAACAACGAAATTTTATAAACTTATTACCGCTGACAGCGGAATCACCGTACCGACAGCAACAGCGGTAAGCGCACGCACATTTGCGGCAAATTTAGAATATGTCGGAAATGCTTGTTCGGAAACGTTGACGGCGGCGAAAGAATATGCTGATACACAGGATGCGGCGGTGCAGAAATCAGCTACAATATACACTAATACTAAATGCGGCGAAACACTTGCGGCGGCGAAAACATATGCAGATGCACAGGATCAAACAATACTGACCAGCGCAAAAACATATACCGATACAAAATTTGTACATGTGGGAGTTGAAAAAAATGCTGACGGATCGCTTACCGCTGACAGCACATTTTCCATAATGTACCTTAATATAATCCGAGGTGCAGTTGTTGATGTTAAGATTAGTGCAGCAAATAACCGTAATTCAACGTATATAATGCGAAATACGATAATCACGCCGACAAAGTTAACTTTTATCGGATATGATGAAACGGCAACAATTCATACTTGCACGATTGACAGTGATAATAATATCACATACGCATAATATATTTTAGTAAATTGGCAAAAAATGGTTGCAAGATGAAATGAAGTGTGCTATAATAGCATTGTGCAAAGGGAAAAAGTCTTTCAGCAACAAATTTTTTCTTGCCTCCTTAGTTTTTAAGAGCGCAACAACCCCTGAAGTTTAGCAGTTCAGGGGTTGTTGCGCTCTTTATTGGACTTTACTTATTTTAATCTATGTCTTTCATCGGCATCAATATTGCCTTTGAAAATAAATCTTGAATTTGTAAATATTTATAACCACCTCCAACGTTCTCAATTAAACGAATTTTAATAGTATCCCCATCGAAATATGATAAAAGCTCAAGGAATAATTTTCTATCAAATCTTGAAAATTTTGGGTCATTGGTTCTATCCATGCAAATCAACTCATGATAATCGCAAGGTTTATTTAACACTTCAAAAGCGTTATCTTGTCTGCATTCGCCTTGAACGGCGTTGCCAAAATTATCAATTTCAAACATAAGTCCCGCATTGATATATAATTCATCATTACAACGATAAATTCCAGTTTCTGCATCGTTCGAAACAGAAGTTGAAATATTGGATTCTAAAGCATACTTGCCTTGCACAAAGGTTACTTTTCCGCGCTCAATCTCAAAAAACGCGCCTGCTGAACCATACCTATCTATACTGCCGCGTTTAAATTTGCGGGCTTTAACAGCATTTTTTGAAATCAACCCCATAATTTTTGATTTATAAACTTTCATTTTTCTTGCTCCTCCCGTATACACTATCAGCGTTTTTTTTAATTTCAATTTGCATCAAATAATCACACCCCAGAGGTTCAACATAAATCGCCTGCCAAGCATAACCCCGCTCGCACGATATTTCAATTGTGTCTGCAAAAAGTGTACTATGTTTAACTAAGGAATGTTTCATTCCATCATAATAAGAAATCGGAACATAAAGCCTAAAATAATGATATTTATCGTTTTTATTAACTTTTACCTCGCTCTTATACAATATTACACAATCTACCTTTTTATACTTAATAAATCGTAAAACATAAGATTCCGCCGTTTCATAATCCCTTGAGAAAATATATTCGCAATTATGTTTTTTGTCATTACCATTCCACCATACCATTAAAAAGGTTGTTGGTTCATCAAAAACATCCTTCAAGTTAAGTAAAAACTCAACATTTGTTTCACAATACCGCCCATTCATTTAATTATTCCTCCCGCAAAAAGTAATGCTACAACGGCTACTGCCGCACTTACCATTGTACAAAACAACATTTTTATGTTATTGTCTTCCGTTGTTATCGCGGTGTATAGGCACATGCCGCACATGATGAAAGCTGACAAAGCAATAGAGATATACAAAATGAATTTCATGTTTTTACCTCCCGAAAATATAATTTAATATTCAAGAACTTCATCATAGGAAATTTTCCTATTATTAAACACAAACTTAACAGAACGCCAAAGAATGTTGTCCAAATCCAGATATTCGCTGCCTAAATGCGCGGCAAGTGTGGTAAGGCAACAAAAGATTTTTCCGTCAAACACAAATACCGTGTCATTGTCGCGGAAATGATTATTGATAATGCGTAATTCGACTGTCATTTTTTCTTCCTCCCACCCCGTATAGCCAGATAGTACAGCTTGAACATTTTTCGCTTACTTAATGGGTATTAAATTCAACCCGAGGATTGCCGCAATCCTTTCAATTGTAATAATGTCGGCGCAGTGCGTGATAGTCACACAAGGTGTACATGACCAAAACAGGCGATATGTCTCCTTATTATCATCCCATTCAGCGCAAAGAGTTAAGTTTTTCATTTCATTTACCTACCATTTCATTGATATTCGGTTTGGATTTCCCTTACCGTGACTATAGTATAGCACATATGGATCGGGATTGCAATAGGTTCAGGAAAATATATAAGGAATGAAGGATAGTATAATCCCTTTGTTTGATTGAGTTTTTTCTATTGTGGATTGAAGAAGAAGAATATATCTTTAAAATTGTTTGGTATATAATTGGTAGGTATTAAACTATGGTGTTGTTGTGAAGTTAAGAAGATGAAATATATTTTGAAATTGGGATTGTATATGTTTTGATTGCGTTGGAATATATTATGGTGTGGTTGTTTTATGAATTGGTTGCGATAGAATATATTGTTGTGGGTAGGCTTGGGGGAGCTTGTATATAAAAAAAGGGAGTCCCCCTACT